AACTGAGGCTACATTATTTAATTGGGAAAGTGGCAAGAATGACATCACATTTGGCAAGTTCTTGGATTACGCCAAGCTACTCGGCATAGAGGTAACTATCGAATTTCAAAACGAGCAGAATAGCAAAGTTAACCAATCGTTAGAAGTAGTTGAGCGACTAACTGAATTAAAGCTACCTAAAAGCCTTAACGATAGAAACGAGTTAGATGGCATCTACACTAATACTTATTTCGAGTGCGAAAGTTTAACGGATGAAGAGATAGAAATTTCGCTATGTTTTAACGATTTAGATGTTTGGTTTGATTACGTTATTGAACGTGATGCAGTTATTGAGCATTTTTACACCACTAATAGCCAATATGAGGCGTTAGTTGATATGGACTATTTAGCATATAAACAAGCGTGGGTAAGCTACGAAGAAATAGAGTTGGATTATGAGGAGATTTTTAACTACTTGGTACGGACTGGCGAGATTGCAAATTACTTACAATATCAAATTGAGCAATGAGAATAAGAAGCACAGTAAAACCAGATATTCGGTTAAGTTTCAACGACTGGATAAAATACATTAGAGAACAAGTAAACAAAACTAAAAAATAAGACAATGGAAAATTTAGCACTAATAACAGAAAAGGATTTAAGCTTAGTAGAGGAAAACTCGCTGAACGCACAACAACTAAAACAACTACTTAAAAAGACTCCAGAGAGATACGTTCACAAGCGACCAGCCAAAGGTGGTGGAAGTTGGGACTATGTTACTGGGGGATATGTTAAAAAGGTCTTAAACTTGATGTTTGGCTGGGATTGGGATTTCGAAATAATAGATGAAAAAATCATTCACGGCGAAGCAGTTGTAAAAGGTCGTTTAACCTGCCGTACAAATGGGCGCACAATCGTTAAAATGCAATATGGTAATAAGGACATAATGACTAAACGAGGAAGTAATGAGCCGTTAAGCATAGGTAACGACTTAAAGGCTGCCGCTACGGATGCACTTAAGAAGTGCGCTGCTGAAATTGGTATAGCTGCCGACATTTACAATAAGATGGACTTTAACGAAGTCAATGTTCACGTTCCGCAGTCAAGAGATTGGAAAGCAGAATTAGAAGCAGAAAACTCAATTACTGGCTTAAACGAAATATGGCGACAAATGTCCGAGAATGAGCAGGTAAGATACAAGCTATTGTATACTGAAAAATTAAATGAGTGCGGATTGTCTTAAATTTAAAAAATATTATTAACTTAGCGTAAACAAAAAACAAAACAATGAATTTTAGTAACTACATTTTTCGCAGTCATTCAGTAGGCAACATTATATCTGTTCCGAAGCCATTAACACCTACCCAAGCAGAAACGCTTGAAGACTACCGCAAACGTCAAGCTGGAGAAGGCAGACCATTAACAGACAATCAAATTAAAACTTGGCATAGCCTTGAACATAAGCACAACGAAAGCCAAACGTACAAACTAACAGACACCGCTAAACGCATCTGCACCGATTTAGTCTTTGAAGCTCGTACTGGGCGCAAATCAAAACTTGAAACCAAGTACTTTGACAAGGGCATCGAAAAGGAAAAAGATGCACGAGATTTAGTAAGCGAGGTATTAGGCAGACCATTCACAAAAGACGATGAGCGCAGAGCAAATAGCTGGGTAACTGGAAAGCGTGACATCCAAGACGATAACTTGATTATAGACATTAAGACATCGTGGAGTTTCGAGTCATTTAACAAGCACTTACTTGACAATCCTAACGAGCTGTATTTGCGCCAATTAGATTCTTATATGGACTTATGGGGTATTAACGATAGCTTACTTTGCCACGTTTTAGTCGATACACCTGCAAAGCTAATAGACGATGAGATACGCAGACTTGATTGGAAGTATAATATAACAGATATGAACGGAGATGTTAGAGATGAGTTTGTAGCTGATGTAGTGGAGTTAGTTTGTAACCATATCTTTACGAGAAAAGGGTTAGAGGAATACTGCCTACAATCAAGCAACGTTTACATAGAGTGGTTTGCAGACTTTAACGAGATACCAGTTGCCGAGAGGCTGCATATGATACCTCATTCATTCGATAAGCTACGCATCCAGCAACGTAACGAGTGCATCACATTGGCTCGTGAGTATATGAACACAGTAAAACCAATAAATAATATTATTAAACTTTAAAAAACAAAAACAATGACAAGAGCAAAAACAGAAGCCTTTATTCAAGGCATCACAGATGGCACTTTTCAAGGAGATGCTGCCACGATTTATAACCTTATAAGAGATAAGCACGTTATGACTTTACCCGAAATATCAGTAATTTTGGACAAATCGCTTAACCAGTTCAGCGGCAGAATTTCGGAACTACTAGATGCTGGTTTAATTAAGGAGATGAAAGGCGAAAAGTATAGTCTATTCCGAATAACACAAAGCGACCAAGAACGCTATGAATGCGCCAAGATTCGACACGATGAAAAGATTGAAAAGCTACGCAAGAAAGCGGATGAGTTAGGTTATTTTTTAGTAAAAAAAATGTGGTAAGATGGAAGCTGGAAGTAAAGTGAAAGTATATCTTGGCAATGTAGCGTGTTGCTATGGCATAGCCACTGGCAAAGCAAAGAAAATGAACGGAGTTACGATTTATGAGTTACAAGAATGTGAGCCGTTTGACACTTGGGATGCTGACTATTTTCGAGATGCTAACGAGGTGTCATTTGACATCAAATTTGCCAAAGAAATTAAGACGTATAACAACGGAAAAAGATTTTATGTAAACATTGCAACTCTTAATTATTTTAAGATAAAAAAAGAGTTCTTTAAATTTGAACAACAAACACTATTTTAATTAAAAAAGTATTAAATTAGCATAAACAAAAACAATAAACAATGATTAAAAAATACAACGGATTAAATGTGTATGAAAGTTCTATGAATAGAATTGATTATATATTTAAAAACTTTAATAAGATTTACGTATCATTCTCTGGTGGAAAAGATAGTGGCGTAATGTTAAATATGGTTATTGATTATATTAAGAAAAATAACATTAAAAATAAGGTTGGTGTAATGATTCTTGACAACGAGGCAAATTACACACTTTCTCTTGAATTTATGCACCGAATGATACGTGAAAATTTAGATTATCTTGATGTGTATTGGTGTTGTTTGCCTATAACATTACCTTGCACGGTTAGTTCGTATTCAATTGATTGGCAATGCTGGGGGGAGGATGATAAAGAACGATGGATTAGACCAATGCCAACGGATAATTATATTGTGAATTTGCAAAATCATAATTTTCCATTCTTTAAAGAAAATATGAATTATGATGAGTTTTGGGATAGTTTTGGAGAGTGGTACGCTGATGGTGAAGATTGCGCTTGTTTAATTGGAATTAGAACAGATGAAAGCCTTAATCGTTTTCGAGCCATTATGAATGAAAGAAAACAAACGCACGGAGGAAATAATTGGACAAAGAAAAACGGAAATTTTGTATATAATTGTTATCCTATTTACGACTTTAAAACTGAAGATATTTGGATAGCAAATTATCTTTATGATTGGGATTATAACAAACTATACGATGTTTTTTGGAAAGCTGGTTTATCGGTAGCGCAAATGAGAGTTGCAAGTCCTTTTATGAGTGAAAGTAAGTCAAGTTTAAATCTTTACAGAGTTATAGACTCAAACGTTTGGTCAAGGCTTTGTGCGAGGGTTTCGGGTGCAAACTTTGTGGCAACATACGGAAAGCAATTATCATACAGAACATTTAATTTGCCAGAGGGGCATACTTGGAAATCTTTTGTTAAATTTTTATTAGACACTTTGCCAGATGAAGTAGCTGAAAATTTTAAGATGCGCTTTATTCAAAGTATAAAATATTGGTGGAGAGTAGGGCGCGGATTAGATGATGACACCATAGAGGAATTAAAAAAGATTGGAGTTGATTTTGTTTTGGGTGAAAAAACAAGGCACGGAAACAAAGATAAATGGTGTGTAAGAATGTTGCCTCCAGACCATTTAGATGAATTAAAAAGACACCCAAGCGAAGTTACAAGTTGGAAGCGTTTTGCTATAACTATATTAAAAAATGACCACACTTGTAAATATTTAGGACTTGCACCGACACACGACCAGTTAAAAAGAATGAAACAAATTAAAGAAAAATACAAAAAACTATAACAATGAAAATTAGAAACATAGACAAATTAAGATTTACTGAAAGAGATGTTAAATTTAATGCTGGTAATAGCATTCGGTTTTTATTAGAAAAAGACGGAATGGGCTTTAGTTTTCATCAAACAGAAATGAAAAAAAGCGAAAAACCATATTATTGGCATTATAAACACCACAAGGAATGTTGTTATTGCATTGAGGGATTTGCTGAAATAAAAGACCTTGAAACTGGAGAAACTTTTGAAATAAGAGTTGGTGATATGTATATTTTAGATGCGCATCAAAGACACGAATTTAGACCAATAGAAGACACAGTTTTAATATCTGTATTTAATCCTCCAGTAACTGGTAATGAAATACATGATAAAGATGGTTCATATATTTTAAACACAAAAAAATAAAACAATGAGTAAAGAATTTAAATCACCAGTTTACGGAGTAATTGCAGTTCCAATAGATAAGGTTCAAGCAAATGATTACAACCCAAATAGCGTAGCACCCCCAGAAATGGAGTTATTGGAAACATCTATTTGGGAAGATGGGTACACTATGCCAGTAGTTTGTTTTTATGACGAAGCAAATGACAAATACATAGTTGTGGATGGATTTCACAGATATTCAATATTAAAGCAAAGCAAAAGAATATTTGAACGTGAAAAAGGGATGCTTCCAGTATCTGTTATTGACAAAGAGTTGGGCGATAGAATGGCATCTACAATTAGACACAATAGAGCAAGAGGCTCTCATTCAATAGATTTAATGTCTACGATAGTTTCTGAACTTGTTGAGATGGGGAAGGGAGATGCTTGGATATGTAAGCATATTGGGATGAGTAAAGATGAGTTATTGAGAATGAAACAAATAACTGGACTTGCTTCTTTATTTGCTAATAAAAGTTTTAGTGAAAGTTGGGATGCGGAAATGGAATAGACACCCATACACGGAATGGGAATGTTTTAAAAACGGAATGTATGATACATCTTTGGATAGTTTAGAAATGCAAAAAAAAGCTATCGAGTGTTTTTTAAATATTGAATTATTTGATAGTTTATGCTTTGAAGTTATTGAAAATTGGGGAAATTCCTGCCAAGAACATTTAAATAATCCATCGTTAAATAAAATAGCTTATATGGGGCAATGCGCTTTGTGTTATGGTTTTAATATACCAGAAATAACAACTAAAAAAGCGTGGTTTTTTATTGATGAAAAACAAAAAGAAAAACTTAATAAAATAGCCTTAAAAAACATTAAAATTTATGAAGCAAATAGTAGAAAATTATATATTCAAATGGAAAGAAATTTATTCTGAAGATATACCAGATGAAGCTCCGCATAGACTTGATTATTTAAACAAAGTTCCAAGCTATAAAAGAATAGCTTTAGCAATATTAAATAACGATTTATCAAAAATTGGATATTCATTTAATAGCGGATATTATTCTAAATTAAAGGAAATTGAATTATGGGGAAATGGAAAGTTAAAATCGAAACAATTAAAATTATTTTAAGATGAGTAACGAAAGACAATTCAGTAAGACCATAGTGCTATGTTCACTACTGGACTTGGCGATGGAAGAACTTGCAATGAGCAAAGAGTTTAAGCGCAGGACAAAGCTTTATAAAGGAGTACTTGAACGCGAACTTAAACGGCAGCAGTTAGCCGTTGAAATCGAATGCGGAAAGCAAGTAGCTGACGATGGTTTGGCTGCGCAAAACCAGCTGACACTCCAAGTGGATTACATACTTGACGTTATCTTCGGAATCACAGAAAACAAAGAACTGGTCAAAAGCATTGAGGAACATCTGTTGGGCGATTAATTACAAAATTTATAATTATATCGCTTTACATTTGGGTAATAGTTGCGCTCTCACATTATAGCAACGAAAGGTTTAATTTTTAACCCTTATTATGAACTAAGAAGTGAGAGCCTTAGGGATTAATGAGGGTTTTTAATTTTATACAATTATGGCAAAGGAACTACCATATTTTCAGTTTGAACCAGCTGAATATTTGACAAAAGATATATCATTTTGCAGTTTAGAGGCTCAAGGTTTATTTATAAATATTTGTAGCTATTATTGGCAAAGAAACTGCGAATTAACAAGAGAACAAGTATTAAGGCGATTAAATTACCCAGATGCATTGAATGAATTAATAAGCGAGGGTATTATTGATTTACAAGAGGATAAGATTACCATTAAATTCCTTGACAATCAAAGAAATAATGCAATAACAAAAAGCGAAATAAATGCCAAGAATGGGGCGAAAGGTGGAAGACCTAAAAAGCCAAAAGAAACCGAAATAAAAGCGAATAAAAACCCAAGTAAAAGCGAATCAAAAGGCATAAGAAAAGATAAGATAAAAGAAGATGAAATAAAAGAAGATAATACTAATGCCAATAAATTGGCGGAGGGTGTAGTCGAATATTTTAACGGAGTTTGTGTTAATCTTCCAAAAGTGGTAAAGCTAACCGATAAAAGAAAAAAACATATTTTAGCACGATTAAAAGAACACAGTAAGGAAGACATAAAAAAAGTGATAGATTTAACCGCTGAATCTAATTTTCTCAATGGCAAAAATACAAACGGCTGGACTGCGAGTTTTGACTGGATAATAGACAAAAGCAATTTTATCAAAATTTTAGAAAACAACTACATAAATAAACAAAATGGAAAAGATAGGAGACAAATTAGCGTTGAAGACTTTAACGAGTCTATCGAACGGCACTTTAGATGAAAAAAGCTTATCGGTTTATCAAGATGACCTTACTATGGAGTGCGTTAAGTTTAACTGCGCTAAAATATTAACTGCATTTAAGGGATTAGATACTAATTTTACTAACTTACTGGCTGAAAGTTTAAAGCGTAACGGATTTACAGACCAGCGTTTAACCGATGCAGTAAACTATGTGATTGATAACTGCCCTTATCCATCGCCCAGTGTTGCTGAATTTGTTAAATTTGACAAAAGCGTAAAGGTTTATTCGTATGATGAAATGATTAAACTGGGTTATGGCACAGAGCCTTTTAAAAAAGTAAGGCTAAACCAAGAGCAAGAGAAGCCGTTATGGGTGTTTGCGAGTGATTACGAGAAATATGGACTTAAAAAATTTGAGTGGTAATGGCAACAATAAAACAGATTTCACTAATTGAGCCACAAATGGCTATCTTTGTAATTAAGAAGCTACTGCACCAAGTAAATGATGAAGCCATAAGCCAAGCTATTAGCAAACTAAAGGATGAAGATTTCGAAGAACTGGTCAATATTTTGATGTGGCTGGGATATGAAGAAAAAACAATTAATCAAATACTAAAATAAAAAAATTATGTACAATAGAAAGTTTAAAAGAGGCGTAAAACCAATCGAAGACAGAACAAAGATAAAGAACGAAGCCAAATCAATAAGGTTTACACAAACAGAAAGGGAGCTTTTAGAGTCTTTTTTAGAAGCTAATGGCATAACCTTTACTGAACTGGTTAAAACTCGCTTAAAAGACATTATAGGGGCTTAAATGTAATAAAATAAAAAAGAAACAATGAAACCAATAAATCACGCTTTGATAAGCCACTATTACGAAGGAATAAATAGAAAGCAATTAACTCCCGACGATTTTCGTAAATTATACAATCGAATTATCGCAGACTATCGGCTAACGGAATACGCGAATAGTAGGAACGCTGATACGGTATGTATCCGTCAAGCTATAATGAAGATAGCAAAAGAAAAGACTAATTTAACATTGAAGCAAATTGGCTCGATTTGGGGAATTGACCATAGTACTGTTATTCACGGTCTTCGGAGGGTGGAGGATGCCCACGATACAAACGATGAAATCTATTTGAACTGGGAGTCGGAGGTTTACAGATATTTTTAAAAACTAAAACAATGGACATACAAAAACTAACAGATAGCGAGTTAAGCACTTTGATTAAAGAGTGCAGGTTAGAACTTGAGCAACGGAAGCAGAGCCTTGAGGATGTACTACTGGAAGACGATTTTCAAAAGTATAAAAGCAAGTATGCACGACTAACTTTATTCTACGACTTTTGCAGAGGTGTTTACTCGGTTACTGAAAGCGAGTTAAAAGAAAAGAATCAAAGCAAGAAAAAGCGCAATATTAGAAACGCAGTTATTAACTACTTGCTTTCGGAGGGTTTTAGCCATCAAGACATCGTGGATGAGTTTGATTTAGCACGAACAAGTTTAAGCAGTCCGATTAGCTATCACGAAAAGTACTACAAGCTTGACAAGAACTACACAGATATTTTTGAGGATGTTAAACAATTTTTTGAGGATTAGATATGGCAACTAATAAGAGAAAATGTAAGGAATGCCAAAAGGTGTTTGAAAAGAAGCAACCACTACAATACGTTTGCAGTCCTATGTGCGCCATAAACTATGCCAAGAAAAAGGAGAAGTCTAAATGGCAAAAGGAGAAGAAACGGCGATTAATTGACCTTGAAAGCGTAAGCGGTGTTCAATCAAAGTATATCCAGCCAAAGGTTAACGAGTTAGTAAGAATAATTGACAATGGATTACCTTGCATTGCAACTGGCAACTTTGGAAAGATGGCTGCTGGTCATTATTACCACGCTGGTGGTCATAGTCAAATAAGATTCAACCTGCATAACATTCACATCCAATCATTTCAGTCGAATAGTTTTAAAAGTGGCGATGCGCTAAATTATAGGCAAGGCATTATAAATACATACGGAGAAGAATATATTGAATTTATGGAGTCGCTGAAACAAACACCAATAAACGACCACACAAAGGTTTTCTACCTTGAGTTAAACAACAAGCTAATAGAAGTAAAAAAGTGGCTTAAAACGCAAATAAATGGGCAAATGCAAGATGTTTCCAATAGAATACAACTGCGAAACGAAGTAAACTTGCTATTAGGAATTTATGAAAGGGAATATTGCATATTTAAAAACGCATAAATGATTAAATTAGAAATAAGCAACAGTCAATATAGCCGAGCAAAAGAACTTTATGAATTTAAAGTATTGAAAAATTCAATAAAAAAAGGCGAGGGGAATATATTTGGTGCTATTGGTGAAATAATGGTAAACGATTACTTTATAGGCAAGGGTGCCAATGTAGATTTAAATCAAACATATGACTACGATTTAATAATTAACGGATTTAAGGTTGATGTAAAATGCAAGGCTACTAATTATGAGCCAAAAGATTATTTTAATGCCGTTATTCCAGCTTACAATCCACATCAAAAGTGCGATTTTTACTTTTTCACTTATGTAACTTATAATTTTAAGACCTGCTATTTAGCTGGATATAAAAAAAAGCAAGATTTTTTTAAGGAATCAAGGTTAGCTAAAAAAGGAGAAATTGATGTAGGAAATTGGAAGTTTAAAACAGATACTTATGTATTGCAAATAGCTGATTTGATTAAATTCAAGCAATAAAAAAGTAAATAAATCAAGTAAAAACCTTATCTTTAAGGAACTCAAACAATTAAATAATTTAAACTAAAAAATTATGGCAAAACTATTAACTGGAAGTATTAACCTTTCAAAAATTGACAAGACAAAAATTGTTGACCGAGATAAGAACGGCAATCCGTTTGAGAATAACGCAAAGTATTTGAACGTGGTAGTATGGATAAACGATGAATTAGATAACTACGGTAATAAGGCGTCAATCCAAATAGGTCAATCTAAGGAGGAAAGAGAAGCTGGGTCAAAATCCATTTACATCGGAAACCTAAAAGAGCCACAAGGCAGAAATAACGAGCCAACAAGCACAAGAAGCGCACAAGTTGCTGATGACTTGCCATTTTAAAGATATGAAACAGATAGATAGATGGCTAATAGCCTTATACATCATTATGCTTTATATGACGTATGAAGTAAACCGATTAATAAAGGGTAACTTTTTTAACTGATGTGCATAACTTGAGAAAATAAAGAAAGTAATATTTGTTATATTTAAGCCGATTTGATTTGGTTAAATGAGTAGGTGTTTGAGGTGAGACTTTGCACCTGCTCTTTTTAAGTTTAAGAAATGGCAAATGTTTACTTTAGATGATTTTGAGGAGTGTGCTGAGTTTATATTAGAATATGGTGTTTATATCGCTTTACTGGTGATGGATTGGCTTGAAAAAGAGGAACGATACGAGGAGTGCGAAATAATATACTTAACGATTTTAATAATGAACTTATCGAACGACTGGAATCTGCCAAGTAAACTAACGGAAACAACATTTGAAGAGTTATGCGCTATGACTAATCAAGATAGAGACGAAGAAGATTATAGAATGGTAGCGTACGAGATAATTAAAAGCATTGAATAAGATGGCAGCACCTAAAGGAAATAAATTTGCACAGAAATGGACTGAAGAAACTGCGTTAAGTAAGATTAACGAGGTGCTAAAATACTGCAAGGATAACCCTAATAATTATCATTTAGGATATGCGCTAATAGAGTGCGATGTTTACCCAGATTGGTGGGCATACATAGCTAATACCTACGAGGATAATGAAGAAGTTTTTAGAGCAATAAAAAAGGTAGAGGTATTATTAGAGCAAAGAATAATAAATAGCACCTTAACTGGAGATATAAAAAGTGCAGCTATGGCAATATTCTACCTAAAAAATAAACACGGCTATAAAGACAAGCAAGAGGTGGATAACACCAATAGAACAGTAGAGCCTACGCAATACGTTATCGTAAATGATAGAAATACTAACACATCAAGCTGAGTTCCTTAAGAGCAACGCAGTACATACTGGATTAGTTGCTGGTTTCGGTAGTGGTAAAAGTATCGCAGCTACGATTAAGACTATTGAAAAGAAAAAGCAATACCCGAATATTTCGGTAGCTTATTATCTGCCTACTTACTCCCTAATAAAAGACATCGCATTTCCTAACTTTGAGAAGTACCTGCAAATGATGGGTATAACTTACGACCTTAATAAGTCGGATAAAGAGTTTAACACCGAATATGGTAAGATAATAATGAGGTCAATAGATAGTCCCGAGTACATAATCGGCTACGAGGTAGGTTATAGCTTAATAGACGAAGCAGATATTCCGCCAAAGGACAAAATGCGCCAAGTGCTAGTCAATGTAGTAGCAAGGAATAGAAAAAAGCTACCTAACGGAGAGCATAATAGTTTAGACTTTGTAAGCACTCCCGAGGGGTTTAGGTTTATGTACGATTTTTTCGTTAAAAATAAGGATGAAAATAGAGTGTTGGTTAAGGCGAGAACAAAAGACAACCCATATCTGCCAAGTGCATACATTGAGACCTTAAAAGGCATCTATTCGGCTACGGAATTAGAGGCTTATTTGAATGGCGAGTTTGTAAATATTACAAGTGGAAACGTTTACTATGCTTTTGATAGGGTAAACAACCATTCGGATAGAGAAGCGCAAGAGGGCGATATATTGCACGTTGGTATGGACTTTAACATTAATCAAATGTGCGCTATTGTAAACGTGATAGATAACGGAGTAGCGACTGCAGTAGCGGAGTATATCAATTACTATAACACCGATGCAGTAGCGAGTAAGATAAAGCAAGACTTTCCTAATAACCGAGTAATAGTGTACCCAGACGCAAGTGGAAAGAATAGAAAAACCAGCGCAGCGGAAACTGATATTAACATCCTCAAAAAGTATAATTTCGGGATTAAGGCACTAACGAGCAATCCATTTGTAAGGGATAGAATTAACACAATGAATAAGGTTTTTGAAAATAAAATGGTATTCATAAATACCTATAAATGCCCTATCTTTACAGAGCATTTAGAAACGATAGGCTATAAGAACGACGAGCCAGACAAAAGCATTAACCATAGTACAGATGCGATGGGTTATTTCGTTTGGTATAATTACGGAAAGGCTAAACCTAAAGTGTATCTATGATGGAGTTAGAGGCGCAAATATTAGAACTAATTGAAAAACTAAACGACTGCCCTAACTTAAGGGATGAAAATAAGTTGTATAAACTACTTGGAAAAATAGAAAATGAACGAATACAGAATAACGGCAAACGGCAAAGAGAAGAAAATAGTTAAGCTTCCGACTGGCAGACACGAGGTAACTCTTGAACAATGGAATAACGCTTACAAGTATGTAGAGTTAGCCGTAGAGGCGAATAGACTATTTGAAGAGGGTAAACTTGAGAAAAGCCAAGCAAAGGTAATAGAGTCAATGTGCGGCACCATCGCAGCGTTAGGCGAGGGCATCACATACGAGGAATTACTGAACGTGGAGTTTAACAAGATTAATAACTTGTTCTTGATTCAGTTTGGCTGGTTAAGTGAAGAAAAGCCAAAGCGCAACTTTAAGATTAAAGGCAAGAAGTTTAGTGTGCCGAAATTTGAGCAGGGTACTTGTGGGGACTTTATGGATGTAATGAGTTTATTGGCTATGCACGAAGAATATAACGATGCAGAAAAAGGATTGCTTATTGCTGCGGTTTATATGCGTAACGGAGAGTACTATCAAGACCTTGAGGAGATTAATCAGCGCATTGAGTTCTTGAAGAAGTATGGCAGAATGGATTTATTTTACTCCGCCGCTTTTTTTTTGTTGAGTTCGTTGAGGAGTTACAAAATAGACACCCAGCGACATTCGGCAGTAGTAAGGGAAATGGAAAAGCTAACAAGTACCTTAGTCAGTTGGGCTACTATCCTCTTTTCGCAAGTGTCGCAGAGGCTGGAGTCTTTTCGTACAACGTAGCGTGGTGGAAGTTTTGGCGAAAGGATTTAAACAGATTTGACCAAGTGCTAAACACGAGATTAGATGAGGTTATGGCTTTTATAGAATATAAGAGTGCATCGGCTCAATAATTAAAAAATTTGTAATTTAGAATAGTTAAATTTACCGAGATATGAACTTGCTTGAGTTAAGGAACAGAATAAGAGATAAAGCCATAGATAATGGTCTTACTTATACAGAGATAGAAACACTTTTCGATGTCAACTTATTGTTAGAGCAGACTATGCCTTGCCTTATGTGGCGTTATAGTGGCGAAACTAATAACTTTGACGAAGTAGGCACAGAGATGAGCCTAAATGTTTACTTGATAACGACGTTTCCCGATAGCGTACGAGTAGAAACAGACACCTATCAACGTGATTACATAGTTACCCAACAAAATGCGCTTAGAACGTATTTTTACAACTGGCTGCAAGCTATGCCGTTTGAGAGTGGAGATGATTATTTAGAGATAATTAGCACAGAGGAAATTCCAATAGCTGAAAGGTTAGGTATAAATGAGTTTTTAACTGTTGATTTTAGGGTAAATATTTCCATTAAGAGAGATTTCTGTGTAGACCCAGAACAAATAGCACCAACACCAAGCCAAGTGCAAGTGTACTTTAACGATGTGTTAAGATATACCCAAGCTTGTAACGTGGATTTAGAACTTATCTTAAAGAATCAAAATGGCGATTTAATCAACGATGCTACATTTACTGGATATGAGATAGTAGTAACACAAGGCGGTGGTCAAGTGACCATAAATATCAATGGCGTTTTATGGGATGTTATAGACGCTGGAGAAACCGAGAACATTATTGTAAGGCAGAGCAGCGGCTCAACTCAAGTAGGTGCTATACAAGGTCAATACTACCGCATAGCAGATAGCGTTATAACTTTAGAAGATGCTTTAGGTGCAACATTAAGCACAACGAATGTAAAAGCCGAAAACCCTGCGACAATAGTAGCACCAAGTGCAAGAGTAAGTAATAGTGATGATAGCTACGATGTTAACGTGGCAAGTGGTGGAGATTTAGAACTACCCGATAGTCAAATAAATGTCAACGGAAGTAATGAGGGAAATGTAGTAAGCGTCAAAACTATTGATGTAAACATAACAGATGGCACAAATCCAGTAGTACCCGATGCAGTTAGTTTAAGTGGAAATACATTAGATATAGAAGTTTCTTTTCCTTTACCGCCAGTGGGTGCTACACTCATAAAAACTGGTCAAACCACAAGTTATAGAACTGGCGATGATGGAGATTTAGAAGAAGGTAGAGCAACTGACTTTTTAACATTAGCTTCAAATAATCCATTTGGAAATACCAATAGATTTACTGATGAATTAGGTGGTGTTGCGTATGCGAATGATATAGTAATAGATTGGAGTACTTATAATGGTACGAATGTTTTAGGTTATTATAGAATACCTTTACCAACTAATAATTGGGCAAACCAAATAGATGCGTGTTTAGCATTATCTATTTCAACATTTACAAGTGGTTGGAGAATGGCAAATTTTAAGGAGTTTGATAATATCCATAGTAAAGATGATACACTTTTTAGCGGAAGATTTGATGCTTTAAACTATACGCCCTTTAATATAAGTTTAGGAAATTACCTATGGACATCAACAAGCCGTGACGCAAATTTTGGAATTGGATATTTACTTAATCCGTTTGGTAGTTTTGGCATAGCATTATTAAACAAAGGAAATAGTTATCAATGTATTGCAGTCCGAACATTCACAGTAACTGGAACAACTTTAACATAAAAAATAGATATGGCAACTTACAAATTTGAACAATTTAAGTTAGAAATAGACAATCCAACTATCTCGGCTAATAAAGATAGCATCCATCTACAAGTGAATAAGAACACTATTAGCGTGGATGTCACATTGCAAACGGATGGTGCGAAGTTTGGAGTCCATTTAACCGAAATAAAGGTTAACAATTTGAACTATGAGGGTTATGACAACTTAATGGAAAGAGTGCTGAACAGATTAAAGGATTACGAAGTATGAGCCAACTAGGTGATTTTTTGAAAAAAGCCATTGAAGAAGAAATGGAGTTTAACAAGCGTTTGGCAAGTGGCGAATCAGTTGCAACGCTTCGAGAAGAAATAAAGGACGAACATTTACTTATTTATGGTGTAGATTATTGGGACGAGATAAACAACGGAGTGCCTGCGGGTACCTTAGTGGATATAGAGGATTTAAGAAGTTGGGTAAATGCAAAGAGTCAAAGATATGGCGGTACATTTCCGCCAATAAAGGCAATACAGAAAAGAATATACGCCAAAGGAAGTAGTACACCCAAAGAGAATTTAGACATTATTCCAAAGGTGATAAAAAAGAATCAAGCAGAGATAACAAGACAAGCGGAAAAATACGTTACAAACTTTTTAAAATTAAGATAAAATGAGCATAGCAAGTATTAAAACAAAGATAGCAGAACTTGAAGTTGATGCGGCAAACTATGAGGCTGCGGTAGCTCAAGAAACTGCGATAACTGGACAAACAAGTGGAACGATTACTATAAACGAGGAAACATTCACAACGGATGGTGCAGAGTTTATTGATGTACGAGATGAAAAAATAACCGCATTGCAAAGCACTCAAGCATCTTTGATTACAAGTATGGACACGCTATGCGATGAAATTATTGTTTTATTAGCAGCACTATAATTATGGCAATAGCATTAACAACACAACCAACGACAGACGGCTTATATTCGGCTTATTTACCAGTTAAGTTTGTAGCAACTGAAACTACTAACGACCCAGCGTATTTAGAGTTTGAATTAAAGACACAAGCAGGTGCATCTATTCCTAACGTACCCAAGTACCGAGCAT